TCGCTCAGGTTGAGTGTGAGATCTATCAACAGGTAATCACCGGATCGTTCGATGAGTTTTTTCTCCACGTGCAAGGTATTTCCCTGCGCATAGACGTTCGCCGTAGGCAGGCAACCGGCCAATAGCAAAATTATGGATATGAATTGTTTTTTCATCTATGTACTTGATTTTAGAATAAGTAGATCAGACTGACAGCTGCTTGCGTAGGGCCGAAGTAATGTTTCTTGTTATCCTCCGACTTGTTTCCGCAATTCTTGCAAGGATACTTGTCGTAATTGAGGTAGAGATAGCCTACGCCAAGAGTGGCCTCTAGGTTCCAGTGCTCTGAGAGTAGCCATTGGTATCCGTAACTGATACCCGCGCCGGTACCCCAACCTTGCCTGCGCTCGTTCTCAAGGTCGAGAACTTTCAAGTCGGCGAAGTTATAGGCAATGAAAGGTACGTGAAGTCCGAGGAAATGCCCTTGGAACGCTTCGCAGAACCAATAGCGTATTTCGGGATGTGCACGGAAATGCTTGAAAGTACGGTCGTAGGACCCGTCTTCGTTCTTACCATTGAAAGGGTTGAGTCCCACCTCCATGTCTAGTGTCCAATGCCGTGCCAACCTGAACTCGGCACCTAGGTTGAAAGTTCCCCCCACACCCCAATATGGGAGATTGGTTTTGACGGCAACCACGGCACCTTTGTCGTCGATTGGCGAGGTTTGTGCTTGTAAATGGAACGTCGCACAAAGTAATACCATTAACGTGAAAAGCCTTTTCATTTTCGTTGTATTCATTGAATTTGGTAAATAATCATTTTTCACTTAGATTTTTGTTCCTGTTGGATTGTTGTTTACTGTCTTGGGGAAAATATGTGTTTCCCATTTATTTATCCCGTCTACAATTTATTTCTGAGGGCTTGATATGTGGTATTTGTCCGCATAGTATTACAAACCTTATTAACAAATCTTATTTACGAAATAAGGTTTGTGGTGGATAGATAGAAACCGAAAAGGCTTGTGCTTTTTGAGTAGAAAAAACGATAAATGTCCCACTCTTTCTGGTGTGACCTCGGGTGCAGAGTGCTTTCTTAATAGGTTAAAGACGTAAATCAATCCTGTTAATAAAACATAAAAGCATAGAGGTAAGGATAACCTTTACCCTCTTTATGGTTAGAATATCCAAAAGTCTTATTTCTAAGAAAAAGAATAGGATAAAATGAAGATTTGAGCAGAATTGAGCATTTCAATTGACAGTCAGGAGGTTTCGGCATAGATTGGCACAAAGTGGCACAGATGCGGGAGACAGGCTTTGGGAAGAATATGGAAACAGATGCACTTCCAAATCATTACCCGACATCGGATGCACTTTTAACGCTAACGGTCTATATTTCTGCGTTCTGCGTAGGTTTACATTCTGCCCTTACAACTCCCATAAACTAATTTTGCACCAAACAAAAAGTAAGGATTATGAGGAGTACATTCAAGACCGTGTTCTACGTAAACGCAAGCAAGGAGAAAAACGGAGTTGTCCCCATCATGGGACGTGTGACCATCAACGGGACAATCGCACAGTTCAGTTGTAAACAGACCATCCCGAAGGCACTTTGGGACGCAAAAGGCAACCGCGCCAAAGGCAAGAGCAAGGAGGCACAGACGGTAAACTTCGCGTTGGAGAACATTAAGGCACAGATAGCAAAGCACTACCAACGTCTTTCAGACCGTGAAGCCTGTGTGACCGCTGAAATGGTACGTAATGCTTATCAGGGCATAGGCACAGAATATGAAACCTTGTTACGTGCCTTTGACAAGGAAAACGCGGCTTTTGCCAAACGTGTGGGTAAAGACCGCTCCAAGCGCACATATCTGAAATACCTGACTGTCCGCAAGTATGTAGCCGAGTTTATCAGAAAGCAATATAAACGTGCCGACATAACGATGAACGAACTTACGGAGGATTTCATCCGCGACTATTGCCTGTATCTGCGCAACGAGGCAGGGCTTGCACAATCTTCCGTGTGGATATACTCCATACCATTGAAACATATCGTCACCACGGCTCACTACAACGGAAAGATACCGAGAAACCCGTTTGCAATGTACCACGTTGACCCCGACCACAAGGAGCGCGGCTTCCTTACGGAGGAGGAACTTCAGGCATTGGGTACTATCAAACTGGAGAATCCAAACTTTGCACTGGCAAGGGACTTGTTCCTGTTCGGGTGCTGGACGGGCATATCGTTCATAGACATCAAGAACCTCACGACTGATAATGTCGTGGAAATGAACGGTGCGCTGTGGATTGTGTCGAAACGGCAAAAGACAGGTGTTCCGTTCCAAGTCAAGCTGATGGACATTCCGATGCAGATAATCAAGCATTATGAACCGTTCCGAAAAGACAAGAGACTGTTCAACATAGGCTCACTTGACATGGTGAACAAACGCATAAAGAACATAGCGAGGAAGTGCGGCATCGAGAAGCCGGTTTCCTTTCACCTCAGTCGCCACAGCTTCGCTGTCATGGCATTGAACTACGGTATGCCGATAGAAAGCGTGAGCAAGATACTCGGACATACGGACATCAAGACCACGCAGATTTATGCCAAGGTAACGAACACGAAACTAAACAGCGACATTTCAGCCTTTGAGAACAAAATAATCGGACGTTTCACGATATAATCGCTTGATTATGGAACGGGACATTATTACGATGAATGAGTACGGTAGAGTGACTATACCCACTACTACAAATGTATGGATGGCGGAAGCAGAGTTGTCCTCATTGTTTGGTACAATCGCCCCGACACTCCGTACAGCCATCCGAGCCGTATATAAAAGTGGAGTGCTGAAACAACATGAGGCAGAACGGTATATCTGTTTGCCCGATGGCTACGGCATGGACGTGTATGCCCTGTCTATGGTCGTGGCACTCGCATTCCGCATCAATACCGAATGTGCGGCAAGGGTACGCGATGCCCTATTGGAAAGGTTCTACGGGCGAAAAGAGAAACAAGTCTTGTGGGTGTCAGTAAACAGACCGATGTGCGAGTGTTAGAGCGTGGGTACGTACATACGACAACCGCCCGAAGAAGCGACAATGCCACTCTTCTTCGGGCTTTCTTTATTCTTTCCTGCTCCTTTCCCTTATGCGATTTTCTGCATTTTCTCGTCTGTCTGTTATGATTGCACCGTTCCGCTTCGTTTTGCGTATCAATGTTTTAAGCATTGTGCCGTAGTTTTGCATCCGATTGTTTAACCCGTTGCAGACACTGTTGTCGGCGACATAAAACCAAGCAAAGCCTATGGCAGAACAAAACGAATTCATCCGCGTAGGGACAACCCTCTACAAGATTGTTGACCAGCCACTGATTGACGGAGGCTGTGTAAAGAAGCGCATCGCATGGAACTCCGAGACCTTGCGGCAGGACTACGGCAAAGACCGCATGGCGACCGTGCCGAAGTATGACGGGTTCTGTACCGTCCCCGACCATGTGGGCTACAAGCCCGTTGTCGGAAAGTTCCTCAACCTCTACGAGCCGATAGGATACCGACCGCAGGAGGGCTGCTTCCCCTGCATCCGCTCGTTAGTGGAGCATATCTTCGGAGAGCAATACGAGTTGGGCATGGACTACCTGCAACTGCTTTACCTGCAACCTGTTCAAAAGCTGCCTATCCTGCTGTTGGTGTCCGAAGAACGGAACACGGGCAAAAGCACGTTCTTGAACTTCCTGAAAGCCATCTTTAAAGATAACGTGACGTTCAACACCAACGAGGACTTCCGCAGCCAGTTCAATTCCGATTGGGCAGGGAAACTGCTCATCATGGTGGACGAAGTACTGCTCAACCGCAGGGAGGACAGTGAACGGTTGAAGAACCTCAGTACTACATTGTCCTATAAGGTGGAAGCCAAAGGCAAAGACCGTAACGAAATCGGTTTCTTCGCCAAGTTCGTGTTGTGTTCCAACAACGAGCATTTGCCCGTCATCATTGACGCAGGCGAGACACGCTATTGGGTACGCAAGATAGGACGGTTGCAGTGTGATGACACCGATTTCCTGCAAAAGCTGAAGGATGAAATCCCCGCTTTTCTGTACTTCCTTATCCATCGGGAGTTGTCAACGAAAAAAGAAAGCCGTATGTGGTTTGCCCCGAAGCTAATTGAGACAGAAGCCCTGCGTAAGATAATCCGTAGTAACCGCAACCGCCTCGAAATAGAAATGGCGGACTTGCTGCTCGACATCATGGCGAAGATGGAGGTGGAAACGGTGTCATTCTGCCTGAACGACATCATCCCCCTGCTGTCGTGTTCGCAGGTCAAGGCGGAGAAGCCGCAGGTGCGTAAAGTGTTGCAGGAGTGCTGGAAATTATCACCGGCACCCAACGGGCTTACCTATACCACCTACGTGTATGGCGGTAACGGACGCTATCATACCCGTAAAGATGTGGGCAGGTATTACACCGTGACCAAAGGACTGCTGGAGAGCCTCTGATATTCTGTTGAATTGTTGAATAGATATAATATAATGTTGATATATAGCAAAATACAGGCTCAACAGAATACCAACAACACCCAACGGACGATGAAGAGGGAACGCAGCAGCATTCGGTTATACCATCACTTCTTCTTTTCGTTGCCGTTTGTTGGGCATCATGCGTTTGTTGAGGACAAGTTGAGCGCGTATCAAGCAATATAACAATGTGTTATGTGTCATATTCAACACTTCAACGCTTTTACACCCATCAACAAGTCCGTGGGAAAACGGCTGGATACCCCAAGCAGGTATTACGTATGCCGACATGCCATCATGCCGACAAGCAGACACGACAACATGACGACACAAAACAATGACGACATATCAACATGGCGACATGAGGTACACCCCAAGTTGGCGAAAGGGGAAAAGCATCCGACAACCACCGACAGCGCAGCGGATTTTCTGAAACGAAAAAGCCATAGCTCATTAGGGCGTTTTCTTCACGCACCGCTGCGCTAATGCTAAAAACGCCCCAATGAGCCAACGGGATTACACCCCTCTGGACACCCCCGTTTTCATGCGGCACGACCGCAGCGGACGGGCATGAACAAACAAGTTTGTATAACCTATAAAAACAAAAGACGAACATGGGATACATAAGCATCCAATTCAACAAGGTGAAAGGCTCGGCGGACACGGGCGCGTCTGACCACATCGAACGCAAGACCCTCCCCAAGAACGCCAACCCTACACGCACCTGCCTCAACCGTGAGCTGGTGGACTTCCCCGATGGCGTGACGAACCGCACCGA